GTCCAAAGCTGACATCTCAGCCTGACGAAGTTTATTCTTATATTGTAAATCAGTTAAAACCGAATAAAGGAATGGAGGAGACCAATCTTCCCAGCTATCCTTTTTATTATGCATGATAATAAGATCTTCCATATCTAAGAAGATAATATTTCCTTGGTTTCCAGTATCCTGAACTGCTCGTCGTACTTTCTCAGGCAAATTATTAACTAACTGTTGTTGGAAAATATCACGAGGGGTTTTAATTGCTTGAATAAGTGTTTCAGCGGGTTTAAAAGCAAGACCACGACTATTGTTTGCAATATTTGCTTCGCCACCCACCCAATATAAAGCAGCCACATTAAGAAAGTGGTAATTCCAAGGAATTTCGTTGCGTTTTGTTTTTTGTGAAACATAAATCTTTTCTAGGGGTGGATCGTCTTCTTGGTGGGTTTCATTATCATTGATGACACGATCACCTTTGTCGGGTTCCTCAAAACCGATAGATTTCCCTTCCCATTCCCTTTTGACTGGTTCCGTAATTTTGGCTTTAGTACGCATTAAAACTACATTGCCATCAATAAGTAAATGACGAACGAATTCATTAACCGCATCTTTAATTTTTACCCGTTTAGCCCAAACTCTAAAAAATGCCTCATTCTTTTTATCCGGATGGACAAATTTCAAACCTTCACAGGCAAAATCCGTCATCATATCAATAACATTTCGGACAATACCAGTTTGAATATAAGCCATTCGACATAAAAAAACAACATCTCTAAACCTAGAAGGCAAAATATCCATCGGACGACCACGAAAGAAATCTGCCGCACTGTAAGGAGAACGATGACTAATCGCCCCATCTGAAGCAATTGTTTTTTGCACAGTATCAAATTGTTCTATTGTTTTTCCATATTCCTTCATGGCAATAGCTTTATCGCCATTAACAGTAATATAACCAGTACCTTGACCACGAACTTCAGGCGGTCTAGTTACAAGAGTATTTATAGTGACTGGGGTAATATCCATAATAATTTCAATTCAATTGATTTTTAAAACAGTTCAATTAAGATCAACTGTAGTCAATTGACTATACAACCTAAAAAACAATATTAAAAACCAAGCCCATAAGGATTTTGATTAGGATTTGGTCGGGCTGTATGTTTAACAAAACCCACTGAATTTACTGAATCATTAATCCAATTTGCATTTGTTTTAACCCTTGGCCAAGCCCCTGTTCGATAATAACCACCTTGAGTTGGTGCGACGGTTTTTTTAGTGATATATGGGTCGTCCTCACCATCACCACGCCTTCGCCCAACAGGATTGTATTGAATCTTTATAGCGGTTTCAACATTTTTATTTCTAGCATAGAAGTTAGCATAAAGCAAAGCGGAATATCTATCCTTACGAAGGCGACCCTTTTTCATACCTTCAAGTTTAATAGACGGGGTATCAAAAGTTTCCTTACCTATATTAGATGAAGGAGTTACAACGATTGATGTAATTTCATTCTTAAGTTCTTCCACTTCTTCAAGTAGGTCTTCAAAACCATCAAATTCTAAATTATTAATAACGTCAATCTCAATAGACTTTGCAACCTCGATAGAATTAAACATAGGGAAAATTAAAACTTTATCCTGAAAGTCTTTTAACATTCCGTGGTTTGCATCGGCATTTATTTCCATGGTTGGGGCAAGCAACTCAAGTATATGAAGACCTTTTCTAATATCATCGGGTTTTGGTTCGTCTGGATCTATGATTGGATAAATGGGTAGTTCGCCAGCTTCATAACTCTCTATACTTTTAAGTGACTCGGCAATTGCAGTTCCGCCACCATTTTTGTCCATTATAATATGTTCAATAGGAAACTCACGCATAAATTGCCGAATTTTCATAGCTATATAGCGATAATAATCTTCTGAAACCTCCTTGCCTTTAGCTTCCATATACTTGCGAAGATCGTTATACTTTTTCTTGTTGGTTGTCCAAACATGGGCGATTTTTCGATGACTAACGTTTAACTCAAGTAAAACTATAGCAGCATTATCTTTATCCGCAGCAGGATCTATCGCCATAACATAGGATTTTTTACGATCACCAGTCATCTGGGCATTAAACTGAACTAAACCATCTAAAGTTACAATAGGTTTATTACAAGTTGCAGCCTCAAGAATAGAACGTCGATAAAAACCGTCTGTATCTGAAATAAAACAAGCACAATATTCCATTAAAAATTGACTTCTGCTCAAAGTAGCTCTAGCTTGATTTAAAATATTTGCATCTAACATTCCTTCTGGAACTTCATTATATGGAATACGCAAAATAGCATAGTCTTTCCATTGGAAGTTTTTTAAACTTTCGTCGCTACCTAAGGCAGAAGCTAATCTGTGCGGATCACCTTTTGATGCAATAATATCATGCCATTGTTTAAACCTCTTATAAAAATGATTAAAGGAGTAGTAAGCAGTACCAGAACAAACTATTTGGTTTCCTCCAGCACGACTTCTAAATAACGCTTCCATCTCATCAGACCATTGACCACATTTTTTTAACTTTTTAATAGTAGCGTATTCCTTGACCTTTTCAACTGGATCAGATGCAACAATAGCGAACCCCTGAACCACTACATTAAAAACTTCCTCATTAATGGATGAGAATTCGTCGCATATTACATAATTTGCACGAAGTCCTCTAATCTTATCACCCTGGCCCAAAGGAATTGCATATGTATGACTATCACCAATTTCAAATTGGAAACGGTCAATTTCACGGCGTGGGCCTACAGTACGCCCTTTTCCTGCTATGTCCCTTAAAACTGGCGATTCATTCCATGTTTTAACCATATAATCAAACACTTGACGTGATTGACGTAGTCCATTGCCTACAATAACAACATTACACCCAGGATGAAAAATCATTCTAAGTAAACAATACGTAGCTAACATTCTCGACTTTGAAGATCCGCGTCCTCCAATCAACATTGGCAAACGTCTACTCCATAAGGTGTCTAAAATGGTACATTGATATGGTGGAAGTTCCATATTCAGTAAAGCTCTAACAGCAAAGTGTAAATAATCCGGATTTAAAAAAATATTAGTTAATTCATCAACTGGATCAGGTATTATATCACCAACATTGTAACAATTAAAAGGATGTGAAACTTTCTTTGGTATATAGTCAAGATTTAGCCATTCCAAATCATCTTCAATTTCCTCAAAAGGGTTAATTAAAGTGGTCTGTTCGATCTGGCGAAGTTCTAAATCATGACGATTAATGACCATCTTTACTACCTACAGTTCTTTTCTAGCTATTGTTTTGAAAATCTGCGAAGCTACCTTTTTGCCTGCATCGCCCACAAACATTGGAATAATCCCAAATTCAATTTGGTATTCCAAAAGGGATGAAACTATTTTACTTGAAGGGGGGCCGTGGAAAATTTGTGGTACTGATAAACTCATATTGTCCATACTAATATTTGATTCCACTAGAAGGTACTTATACTTAACTGGTCGAAGACGTTCTAGCTCAGCTTCAAACCTAATGCGGTTTTCTTTATTAATTAGATTGGTAAAAAGCTCACAAAAACCCTGTTTGCGTTCTATTACAACTAAATCCGAAAGAACATTTTCTCCATCTAAACTAATAGAGTAATCGCCAGATTTTAAACAAACATCCTTTGTTCCTAGTATCCTAGACTTTCCCGGTTTTTTTTCTTCTTCATCCCAACGCCAACCGAACCCATCCTTATCACGCGAATCTCTCGAAATCCAAAAATCGCTTAATCTACTTCCCATTTAATACCTCAAGTTTGTATTCTTTGGTTTCCACTTCTTCTTTCCCCGGATTGGTTTTTTCCTACGTCCTTTATTATTGCCTCGCGACTTATCATTCGGTGGTTTTTTCTTTGGGTTATTTTTCTTATCATTCCTAGTCGAAATTCGCTTCATAGCGATTATTCTTTTGAACTCTGCTTCATACGCTTCTTCATTACCTGTTACTATTTTATGACAACCTACGCATAGGCAAATGCCATTAGAAACTACATGCCTTAAGGCAGGATATAGGCTGTATTTCAAAATATGATGTGCTTGCATAGGGATTCCACGTCTGTGGCACATCTGGCATTCAAACCCGAAGCGACAAAAAACGCTATACCTCCAGGCTTTATACTCAGGCGAATTATAATCGTCTCTATGATTCCACATTTATTGATTCCGCCATATTTTTCATTGGATTAGAAAGATGAATATCGTTTATGACCATATTAGTGATAAGGGTTTCAAAATCAATCTGCGGTTGCCATTGTAAAAGTTTTCTAGCTTTAGTAGAATCTCCACAAAGATAGTTGACTTCAGCAGGACGATATAACTTTTGATCTATTTCAACGTAATTCTTCCAATTTTTACCGATATATCCAAATGCAATTTCCAAAACCTCTTTAATAGAATGGGTTTGTCCCGAAGATAAAACTAAATCTACAGGTTCTTGGAGTTGGGCTGCTAACCAAATACCATCTACGATATCCTTAGCATGACTAAAATCTCTCTTGGTGTCAATATTGCCAAGTTTCAAACTGCCATCATCTTTAAAATTATACAATTTTCCGACGTAGTCCGAAATCTTTCGCGTGACAAATTGTTTTCCGCGTCGTTCTGATTCGTGATTAAAACTTCTAGCGAAAAATGCGAAGAGGCCATAGCTTTCACGGTATACTTTTACTAGGGCTTCTGCACCAAGTTTTGACGCTCCATAAGGCGACCTTGGATTAGATTCTGTTGTTTCATCTTGTTTTGGTGTTGTAACCCGGCCATAAACTTCACTGGTACTTGCTTGGAAAAATTTAGTCTTAGGCGAATTTAACCTAATGGATTCTAGACAATTAGCTACTCCGAGTGTATTAATTGCACAACAAGAGATAGGTTCATCCCAAGAAGCTCCAACATAACTCATCGCTGCAAAATTATAAAACTCATCTGGTAAATACTTTTGAACTATACGACTAAGACTCCCAAAATCAGTTAAATCACCCTGTTCAATTATAAATCTAGGATGAGGTAAGATGTGTTCTATATTGGAGTTATCTCTCGATCCGGCACGCCGTTGAATAGCTACTACTTTATATCCATTCTCCAATAGAAGGTCGCTCATATAACTACCGCTTTGCCCCGATGCTCCAGTTACCACTGCTATTTTCATATCTTATCTCCTTTATATCCCTATTTAATTTGCTCTGCTGCTTCTAATTTAGGATATCCAAAAACCAAACGATGTAATAATTCTAAGGGCCAAGCCCACCAAGGCACATAAATTTTAGCTCCGTGTGTAAAACCATCTGGATCTTTATCCAAAGGATAGGTTTCACACTTCAACCACCATTTACAAAAATACCATGGCCTACCTATACTTTTAACATAATCATTTTTAGAGATTTTTTGTTCCATATTCTTCCTTTAAAATTTGAACGGCTTCTATTGGCGTTTTTCCTTGGCTAGTCAACTTATGAATTTGCCTATGAACTTTTGCCGTTACCATCACTACGTTAGACAAATCAAAAGTCTTTTCTGGGTTTAACTCTTCTTGTTTGTGTTGCAAGTGGTGCATATGCAAAGATTCTTCTTTATCAGATATACCAGAAACAATACATCTATGGCCTTCCCGCTCTAAAGCCCGTTCACGAAGTTCCTTCCAAGCAGCAGTAGAAACAACCCATTTAGAAAATGAACTAGCGGTTTTTCCCCCTTGCCAACTTGGATGATTAGAACCTTTCATCCACTCCTGGCGGCATTCTTCCGAACAAAAATCTTTTTCACATCGTTCTACCCGACTTGGATTTTTAGTAAAACTTACTCCACAATTTTCGCAAATACAAACCACGCCAGCAACTTCAATCCCATTTCTAGGGAATTGGTGGCCAATCTCTTTTGCAAGTTTACGAAGATAAGGCCTGCTAAGATTTAGTTCTTTCTCTAAATCACGTTGGCTTTTTAATGGGGTTCCATCTGGGTTTTTTAGACCCATAATGTGTATTGCCCTCATCTTCTGCTGGATACTAACTTGCCGTGGCATCTTTCCCTTCCTTAGATTGCTCGAATAATTGATTTTCTTTGTTTTTCTGATCCATATAGACTTTAAGTATCTCATAGAACGGACAAGCTTCAACCCGATAATCATTTTCCTTCAGGGTTTCTAAAAGCTGTTTCGCACCATCTTTGTTTTCAGACTGAACCAAAAAATCGCTATCCTTAAGCCATTCATCCTTAATCATATTTTCTACGAAAATCAAACCTTTAACACTCATTCCTAAATCATAATCAATACAAACCAAATCATAGGGTTTTTCCATAGATTTTCTAAAAGCCATTTCCTGCATAGCCTTCTGAACCGAGGAAGAAAAGGTAAGTTTATGGTGGTTAAAAACTTCGGCAAAGAATTGTTGGCGTTTTGGATCATCGTCTAAAATTAAAACCCGCTTCTGTTCTTTATCCTTGTTGTATTTTTCAACCAACCTAGAACCCATATCAGCAAGATATACTGTATCTTTTTGTGGTAAAACGCTATGCTCATCCATCAAAATACAATCCTGAGTCCCATCTTCAAACTTATTAGGTAAACGCCATTCTGTCTTGTTTTTTTCTCGGGCCATCTTTACAAGTTCCATATGTTTCCCATGCTCCTCACGAGCCTGCTTATCCCTAAATGCGGAAACAAGACCAAGGAAAGTTGTACCTCTTTTAATTAGTGAGTCTACACGATCACGACGCCTTGCATTAAGTTCGCCTAAAAGCTGATTCTTCATTCCAATGTTTTTTTGGTAGTCATTAGACATAGCGGTAGATTGACCCATCATATTCCTAAGAAGCATTGTTCGGGTTTCATCATAGGTTTGTGCAGCGGGGTCATTTTCCAAATCTTTATGGTTACCCCTAAATTCCTCTATCTCTTCTTGCAAATGCCCTATCTCTTCCTCGGTAATCTTTACATTGCGTAAAATACGAATCCCCATAATTGTTACTTTAATAAGTTCATCGATCTGGCGTTTTTCGGTAGCGACAATATCTTCAAACTGAAGGCACAAAGCCCCCCACTCCTCAAGATAGAAATTCATCTCGTCATCTGTAAACTGTTCCTTCAACTTACGATAGTACATAGTGTTGGTAAGTTGAGCCTGAAAAAACGCTTTACGCTGAGGTTCAGTCAGTTTGTTACTAGCAGTAAGAACTATTTCTTGTGGTTTTCCGGCTTTTTTATTTGCGTCGTAATTTTCTATAGAGCCGCCCTGAACCTTAGTGATGCCAAGTTTCTTACGCCAGCGTGAAACAGCTAACATACTTCGGTTCAATTCTTGACTAAGCTGCACATCAGTTTTAGTCCAACAGTTGTCCCTAATGTAATCTTGTTCTTCTTTACTTAGGGTTCTATTACCACGCTCTGGTTTTTTATCCTTCATTCTCGATTTCCTTCTGTTCTTTTAGAGCTTCGCTAATGCTATCCAAAAAGTTAGCTCTAGACTTCTTGTGTTTAGAAAACAGAGAGTGGCAGATAGCGGCAGCTTGTTTTGGGTCTTTCGTGGTTCCTTCGTTTAAAACCGTAGGTATACATCTCTTGAGATATGCATCCTCTGATTCTCGAAAATGTGGGGTGGGCATTATCACTCTCCATTAATAGTAATTTGTGTTAAAGGTACAGGATTCAAAACCCGTAGTATTTCAACCTTCAATTTTTTGGTTTTTTGTTTCGATAATTTTTCACCATTGATTAAACGATTCAAGTCTTGTTCAAACCGTTTGTTAATTTTTCCAATTAGCTTATCTTTAAGTTCACTCGCCGCAACGTGATTCAAAATATTGTCAGTTGAATTTCTTTCAAATTTCTGTTCCGATGCATTTAAAAGACTATTTCTACTATCAGTAGACAATTGAAAGTTTCTATACTTAGAACAACCATATTTATTAAGCCCAAACTTATTACATTCACCTAACGCTTCAGGGTCAAAAAATGGACATCTTGGACAGGGCGACCTAACGCTTTTTGTCATTTCCTTAAACCGATTAACTAACCGATTCTTAACAGAAACCCGAAGAAAATGCTCTAATTCGCCCTTCTCATAATCGAAGTCTTTAAGTTTATCGAGGCAAATTACCCAAATCTCATTCTTTAAATCATCCTTAGATAAGTATCCAAATTTTTTGCCCGAATGACTTTCCGCAATCTTATTGATAATCTCAAACACTTTCGGGTCTGATGAATCCATCAAATATCCTTCCCATTTTAAAACTCAAAATCTAAGAGTAGGCCAAAGGAAAAGTATAGGTAAAATTAATAAGCTTGTGGCGATCCTGTCAACCCATCCAGTCCATGATTACCAATCTGTTCTTGTGGGACGGTTTCATCTTTAGCTTGAACTGCTGGGGCTTTAGTGCGGCCTTTTTTTACTGGGGTTTTTTCTTTTCGGCCATTGGCGTCTTCAGAAACCCCATCCTTGTGTTCCTTATCGTTATAGTCCTCATTATTCTTATCATCTTTACCATCACGCTGATCGTTTTCCTTGTGGTCGGGCAAAACAAATTCGTTTTTATCCTCATTATCCTTAGTAATTGTTGGAATAGTCTCCTTAGCAGCCTTAGCTAGAATTTTTTGAACTTCATGATCGTGCGGATCAGCTTTCTGAACTTCACCAAAAGCTTTTCGATCTACATCTAATCCCCCAGATGAGCCTTTAGCAACAACTGGAGCAACACTACGAATACGGGTAACATCTCGATTGAACATTGCCATAAAATCTTCTTTATTAAAAATTAATCTTTATTTTTCCTATATTAGAATATCGACATATAAACGTATCAGTTATAATAAAATACAACTAAAGAAAAAATTTGTTAATTTGTGGTTAGGATGGAAAAGAAAACCATTGTAGGGTCTTGGTTAGGACGGGAATCAACCCACGCATCCTCTAACCCAACAAAAAACAAAAACCAAGAAGATTAATAGTATTACTGGGTGACATCCTATACAACCTTGCAGACTGCCTAGAGGCGATCTATCTGGGCTTTGGAAATAAGGGTTTGGTTTGGCCATTTGATTTTTGATCCTTTGATTGTGCAAGACTTCCTTGGGGTTGTCCGCGATCTCCTCTTTGGGCGACGTGTATTTTGTGTTTGGCAGAATGTAAGTTTATATCCTCTTTAGCTTTTTGGTCATATTTGAAGATTTTTTTGAGTAGCGTTTTTATTGTCTCCCCATCCCCACTGTCTATGATTTGGCGTGGGGTTTTTCCACCTAGGGATTGACAGTCTTTTTGCAACCATTCATCTACGAAAGTTTGGCCGCCTTCTTTTGCTAATAAAACGCGGATTTCTTTCTCATGTTTCTTTGCCAGTTTTTCTAAGTCCGTCAATACCTTACGAGCCACAAAAACCTCCTAGGGTTAAAATCCAAACCATTAAAATAATGATTAGACCAAAATCAATAATATCTTGAAATATATAGTCCTTATTAGGCATAGGTTTGTTTCCCGTTCTAACCTCGACGCTAGAGATACTTTGGTGTTACTGCTCTTGGTGCTCTATCAGCATTGTCTGTTGGATAAGGAATCTTATTTATGCTGGTTCCAAATTTACTTGCCCCTTGTGGATAGAGAAGATTACTAGGAGAAGTTGATTTGAACCAATTATATGGATGAGTGTCTGAACCATAATAGGATTGGGTACGTCGGTCTGAGAAATTCTTATGGTAGTTCATTTTGCTCTTCGCTTTCTTTACAAAGTCTTATTTTAAGCTTTCACTACCGGTTTATACAAGTTGACGGAAAAACCAAGTAATAAATATATATAGGGTTCTGGTCATGATGGGAAACAACCGTTTGCTAGGCAACCCCCGTTTTTTTCAAAAACAATGATTTTTTCACTTCCCTTTTTCATTTTCTTATAGAAGTCTTATTTTGATCCTATGATTATCCATAGCACTACTATAAGAGACACATCATTAAGCGTTTGGTTGGGACGGGAAAGAATAAATATCTCTGCTACTAGGTTTTAAATTACTGGTTGTTACGGGAAGCTTTGATCTTAACTTAGTTTACAGGCCCGCCGCGAAATCCGAACAAAACCCTAACTTGAAATAACTTCTATGATTATGGGGCCGGGGTCAAAATCACAAATCTCACAAAAGCAGCAATCCTGGCATTCCTGGCAAAAAACGCAATCCTGGTATTAGTGGTAATAAGAGCAATAAGGGGAAATGTGACAATAATAGTAAAGATGGCAAATGTGCCGAATTGTGGAGCACTGAATTATGGGGCAGTTTTTCCGCCCCATATTTTCGGATAAATGGAGCACTTCTAAACTCAATAGGAAGCAAAATGCGGGGCGATAGCTTCCCGTACTGACCACGAAGACGGAGCATACTGCTATCGTGCGGCAAACGTCGATATAGATTTTGCTCCATATGAAGGTCTATTGACCACTATCTATATGGTATGTTTTTTGGATTTTGAGAAAATGAAAATCTTCCCAATGCAGAGTACTTGACAATGCCGATACAATCGCAATGATTCAATCGGGGGATGGAAGCAACGGAAGGAATGATATGGGACGGCTAAGCGTACTATCACCTAAACTTGTGGCACTTGCCAAGTTAATACAAACGCAAGGCAGAGACTATCGGCGGAAGGGAGTGATACCGGATAGTGTCACTCGCTTCAAAGGAAAAAGAAAATTTTCGCCAAAATAGACTTCACTTGACTACTCGCCTAGAATCGTGCCGTCGGTGGGGGGATGACAATGGAAACGCAATGTTTCCGCTATCTCGCGTTCAACGTATCTCGTTTCAATATCGCCTCTTATGAGGCAAAACACTTTAGCCTACTAAGTAGGCAGATCGGACAGTATCATGGCCGCTAAACTCACTTCCACGGAAAAAGCCGCACTCGCCGGACAAGCACTCGCCTTGTCTGCCTTGACTAAGGGCAAGACGGAGGAGGGCACTCGTGCATTGCTAGAGGCAATGCGGGAGACGCTCGATTGCACGCTGGACGCTCGAAAGAATCGGCGTACTATCGTCGGTGCAAAAAACAGCACTTTCGATGAGGGAGTACGTATGCTTACGGTGGAAACGTCGCAAGCAAAGCGTATTGCGAAGTTCACCGCACAAGGTGTCTTTATCGCCGATATCGTCGATGCCGTTGTCCCGGTTTAATCCAACCTACAGGGTTCGCGACTGTCCCTCTTAACGGAGGGACGGAAGCTTAGCTACTCGAAAGAGTAGCTTTTGTTCTTTGATAATTTTCTCCCTGTCAGTTTGCACGATTGTACTTGCAGAGACTAGGCCCATTTAGCAAGGTCTATCTGCGATGAGACAACGCAAGTGCCAACGTCCAGTGTCATAGACTGGATGGTATGGAATGACCGAACGAATTGCCACGTATCGGCATGATGGTAACGCCATCCGTTGCGTTGTTGGGGCTTCGCAAGATGCACGAGTACAATTAGAAGTAGTATGTCGGGTTGACAACTGCAAGCAAACTAGACCTAGCGAATTTTCGATAGTCCTAGTCCATCGTCATTGATCGGCAAAGACTACCCATTGTTCGGGAGACGTAATACACCATTCCCTAGGCCGTTATTGCAAGGCCTTAGACGGGTCATAACCAAAGTGGTGTACTGGCATCATGCCAGCATATAGCCTACGTTAAGGCGGACTAAGCATCATTGAAGTGCTTGGGAATTGTAGCACTTGCTACGCCCGGCAACGGCCAGCACGGCCCGACGCCTGTTCGATCCCTCCCGACTACGCCCGGCAACGGCCAGCACGGCCCGACGCCTGTTCGATCCCAAACCCTACACTTACCTATACCCTATCTACACTTTGCCTATCCGAATTAAATCGGAAATGCAAAACCATATAGGAAATGGGTAATTGTTCTTAGTGGTTTTCCATCGACGTTTGCCTAGTCGCAATGATTAGGAAAAACGCATAGCTTCATTGTCTCCATTCCGATCAATCCTAACTTATACCTTAATGGCAGTTGCCCTAGTTAGGTTGTTGTTTGGGTTAACATTAGCCTAATTCAATTTGTTAGTGTTTTGTTAGGGATAACATTCACCTAACCTGGTTTAGGTAAAAAAGGGGGAAAAGACGAGACAAGCGATAGCGAGTCGAGTCGGATCGTGTTTGGTTCGGATGGAAACATAGATTACCCTACCGTACTAGTGATTTTATTGCATATAGGCAAGTGGTCCAATCCCCCAACACTTCATTCATTCTGGTTCTATCTGCAAATGAATTCCCAATGGTAGCAATACCATGGTTGAGTTTAGGATCTTGGCAGTAGAATTGGTTAGATGCGACAAATCCAAGTTTCCATCAAAGGGCGTTATTAGCTGTTGCAGCATAACTCTTAGTGTAACTTCGGTCGAAAGTCCGGCCTTAATCTCCCGGATGAAGCAATTCGACACACTTTTTCGCAAGAAAAAGCAGATTGCGGACCCTCCCATTTACTAAGAGAAAGCGTCGATAATGGTTCAACTTGGTACGGAAAGAATCTGGAGCACGCAAGTGGGCAATAGTATTTCTATTGCTAGTAGGTTTTACGATAGACACTTCCAGATTTTCGTGGTGATTATACCGAACGGGCTAACTACGTGAGTTAGATTCCAAGTCAAATCGTATTGCTTGAATATTCGGGTAAACGTATTCAAGTTAATGGAAATCGCAAGTTACCATGTGGCGTATCTTTTAGTTTGGTTGAAAAACCAGGTTAATTGATCTACCGTTGCGATGGATAAAACTCGCTCGAAAGAGCAAACCGGGGCTGTCTTCCTTAAACTGGAGACAGTCTCTTCTTTTTCGGACGTACCGAAAAACGAACAGAAAGAAAACCACCTTAAAAGGAATGGTTATGTACACCTTGCGTTTGACCGAAGATGAGATTGCCCAACTAAGGGAATGTGTCTGGATGGCATTCCAAGGGAAAATGTTAAGCAATGATGAACGGCAACATCTTCTCGCGAGGTTGGGGCAAACAACTATGGGGTGTAATATCGTGGGTGAAAATACCTCAAGTGGTTGCCAAATCGACTATTGATTATCAACTAGGGAAAAACCATAGAAAAGGTTTATTATGGTGTGGATCAAACTGCTTAGCGGTAATTTCAAGGGATTTGTTCGTAATCGCAGGTTTGCTGCGGTTTTAGTCTCTAGGATTGGGGAAAGTTGGTATTGTGATGCGATGGATAATGATTTTAATGCGGGGCCGTTCGTAAGTGCTGATATGGCAAAGGTTTACGTGGAGGGGTTGGACACGAAAACCTGGAATTTGGGCGGAAAAGAGAAAGAAAAAGCGATTTCAACTCCTGTTGTTTTCTCGCAAAAAACCCTGTTTTCAAGCGAATAATGCGGTTTTTCGCCTAAAAAACGCTAAAAGCGGCGGGAATGACACCATATTCCATGCGTTTGGGGTAGGGCAAACGTATAAAAAGGGGTTAAAAAAGGAACGTTTTATGCCTAGTTGGTACACTGATCCAAGGGATTATGGCAGAAAATTCTATCCCCATGGACGTTTTAAGTGGGGAACGCCGACACTTCAAGGCGGGGTACAGGAATATCCCAAGAAGAAAAAGAACGGCAATCGACTCGCCTCTCGTGCCGAAGTCGCGAGATTACAACGCCGTAGTGTTGTAGATCCTGTCTCACAAGTCGTTGTGCGACAAGAGGTTACAACTATTCGCCAGGCGGAAATAATCCAGCAGTTTGGCGAAATTCCCGCCGTCCCCACAAAAGCTGATTCGTCTGGTATGAATTTTCTCCCGCCTGAACCTATTAAAGTCAGGATGGTTGAGAAGATTGTCAGTCGGCCAGTTGTGGTTCGTCAAAAGATTGACAAACACGGGGACGTGCCGCAATATCGTGCTTGCAAACACGCATTTCCTCCGATGAAAATTAGGTGATTTATGTTGTTTAACTATAATCATCACGTCTGGGATTTTGCCATAAATGGATTATCCCACCCTAAAAACTTTGACCATTGGTCTTGGTGTCGAAATGTTATTCTGGGGTTTTGCAGAGGAGTTTACTAAGGCATATGATTACATATTGCCGGTTCAGATTTTTCACTAGGGAAATAAATAAAATTATTTTTCTGGTTTTTTTGTTTGATTGTATATTCTTTTGGTTTTGGTTCTGTTCAACAAAGTGGACCTTCAGCCTAGGCTTCGGTCGAGTATGGATAATGTCCTGTAAAAGATGACGCGACACCTTGAACAACATAACTTAAATTGACAACTGAATAGATTGAACCTGGTTTTAGTTTACTAAATTTTATTAGTGTTGCAGCTTACGAGCCTTCCAACTAATAAAACTAAGAACAGCAAAACTCCACCATTAAATCGCCCACCGTGCTAGCCGAAAAAGATAATATCAAAATCGGTTAGAATTTTCGTTTCTACTACCCATCCATTTAACACTGGTTTTTCTTAAAATGTGCCAAATTACCCTGTATGAAACACTTTTGTACATGGTTTTTCCTAGGTTTTTGTGTTTTAAGGGTCGAAATTTAGATTAAGAACGTGTTTTTGGAAAAACGCAGGTGATTTTGATGGCTCAAAGTCCAATTTTGACCACTCAAAATGCCTTATGCCAACAAAACTGAGGTTAGCTATATGGAAATTGTTCATTATATGGATGGTCATATAGAATTACCAGTTAGGTTTGATAGTGAAGACGTTGAAATGGCCAAATTGCTCCATCAATACCAAAGTTGGATTAAGGTTATTAAGGCCTTTATCCACAGCGGTTATCGTCGCGATCAGGCTGTTTGCATAGTAGCACAAGCAAGCGGTGGGGTTTTATAGTGGTTTTTACGTCAATAATGGGGTTTTTCAAAAAACGCGGGGTGATACCTAGCACCTCTATGTATAGATTCCGGCAATTCTTGCCAAATTAGTAGGCTTCTAGTGAATAACTAGGTGTTTGCTATTGCGTCTAGGTTGTTTTACTATGGTGATTATATGATGGTAGTAGAAAAGTGGATAAATTTTAATGGGGTAATGGTAAAGGTTTTGGGATTGGTACTATTAATCATCGGAGTTGATTACCTTGTCGATTTTAACCACAAAGGCATTGAATACCGAGGGTTATGGAGGATTGAGGGTTGCGTTTTTGAGTAAAGAATTAAGTGTAGCGGTTTTTAGGTTGGTGGATTAGACCGCTTAAATCTAATAAAAACGCCGCTTTCTAGTGCTATAGGGTGAATAACTCTATGGTTTACTATTGTTTTAGGTCGTTAAATGGGGTTAAATGGGTAAGAATTAGAAAGGTTTAGATATGAAGAAGTTTCCGGCTTATTACAACGGTAAGATGATCGGGTTTTTCGCCACTTGTGACGCGGCACTAGACCATTGCGAAAAGCTTGGTCTGGACATCCACGCAACTTACGCCGAAGGAAATACTTTGTTCTGGTGGCATGGAGATAAGACGTAGAAGTGGCGTTTTTGAAGGAAAAATGGGGTTTGGTGGTTTTTTCGGAGGTTTACAATGTGGCAAATTTGGAACACTCAAGCAGAACGATGGATTACTGTCACCGAGTGGCGAGCAAGACAATTAATGGGGCATTTTGTTACTCGGCGAATTTGATTAGGTATAGGTGGTGAATAACTGCTTTTGCCTATTTAGGGGTAGTTTTTGGAGGTTCTATGGCTCAATTACGTGAATATAAAGACTTATCCCGTGAGGAAAAGGATAGGTTAGCAATCGCTTTGAACGCTGGTGGCAGTCGATTTTTATTTTTGGTTGCTTGCGAATTAAGTTTGATTGCAGCAAACCAATATATCGATGGAATGCACCGCTTGTTAGATGCAATGGAAGTCAAAGCACCGCTGCAAGATTGATTTCTTGGGGGATCAATGGGGGTAATTGGGGGTTGATTTGGGTTTTGGAGCGAACCATGAAACAATGGCGTTTTTTCTGGCGTAGTGGCCATGTCGAAATAGGGGAAGGCAAAACCGTTAAAGATGCTTTCACCTCTCCGGGATATAGTGCCGAAGCGATTGGGGCTTTGGAGTACTATGAAGAAGTTAAATAAAGGATGGCTATGTGCAAATATTGTTGTCATCGTAAAGGTGGGTGCTAGGCATAGGCCGGTATTGTATCAATTGCGTCCATCTTTGTGGAGAGTGGTTTTTTGGTTTCTGTAGGAATTTACCAATGTGGCAAGTGTTCTTCCTTGAAAGTCCATACTCTGGCAATCGTGCGTGGGTCAATGTGACTTCCGCAATCGCGTCGTTGTATAGCGGGATTTTGCCAATTCGTTTGGTGTAGGCCGATAGGAGACTACAACGATTACTATTGCGGCAGCAAAATATCGAGTATAAACTTAACCCTTGGGTTCCTTGTGCCAAGTGCGGTTGGGTTATACTCGATGACGGTTGTGCAAATTGGCGTTGTGAGAACAAGAGTTCACAGGTCTAAGTGGAGATAAGGAGCGGTTTTTCTATGGATCTTAAAGTTCTTCGATGGATTCACACTGACGAAAATGGGGTAATAACTACTTTACCTTCTTTCGCATCGGCAATGGGATACGCGGGTTATACAGGAAATAAGCCAGGCAATAACATTCATGCCGAGTGGCGAGAAGCTAAATCTCAAGAAGAGTATGAAGCACGGTTGATTATTAAAGCAGACGTTAGTCTTCATAACCCTTTGCGGAGTATAAAATGATTTTGTCTTCTGGTGGCATCAATTGGACGTGGTATACTCAAGGGGTTTTGGTTCAAAACCAAAAAACTGGAGTAACTTCATTCCGAATTCTAGCTCATTGGAGGCTGCATAACACAGATTGGATCCAAGGGGCTGGAAAACACCCTAATTCAGATGGTTCTTGTAATATTGTGGAGGATGGCAATAGAACTGCTGTTAGCATTCAGATTAGTCAGAGTGCTAATAGCAGATTCACAACCTATCCTGTTGAAAACCCCAAATATGTTTTCGATTATCCAAACCAGCAACAGATCTGATACCCAGCCACTACTAGGATTACGGGATAGAGTTTGTTTATTGGCCCGATAGCTTAATTAAAGCGTCAGCTTGCTAGCTTCCTGCTGAAGATCTAGGTTAAAGTCCTAGTCGGGTTATTATTTCCACAGTAGTTCAATGGTAGAATTCCCGATTGTTAATCGGTGAGGTTGTTGGTTCAAATCGATCCTGTGGAGCTGTCTTTTGCTCTCGAAAGGAGCGTTTTATGGCAGAACAAAACCAAGAACAGGTTTATTACGCCCAATGTTTGGGTGGTCATGTGTGGACAATTGCTCGTGGTTCTGAGTTAGAGGAACGTGCGAAAAAACACAAGTTCCTTGATGCAATTTGCGTTTCTTGCGATGATTGCGAACAATGCAAGGAAGAATATGAGTTAATGAAATGGGGTTTTTTATGATGCCACCACCAATCCAACCACCGTACCCACTTACCACTTGGGTTGTTACTTCTGGGCGTGTCGTTTTAGGGGCGTATTGGGTGGGGTTTGTTTACGATCCACCTAAAAAACACTGGAACTAAACCAAAGGATTGTCATGTTTGTTATTGGGACGTGGGGTTTTGCGTTTTGGTTTGATGATTACGCTATCGGCATAACATCACGGTATAGAAATTGGGGTTTTTGGCTGAGAAATGGGTTTGGGCGATTTGGACCAGTTGTATTCGCAGTAGGAGAATAGTTATGTATCAAGTAATTCTTCCAATGTTACAACGTCCAATGGGGCAAATTTTGTTGGAGGCTGCACAAAAGGAGCTTTTTCCTGAACGAACCTTGGCTAATCTGCCATTCAAATTAGCCGCTCCCTATCCCACTTCATTACTCTGTCACCTCGTTGTGTCGGTTGTGAATGAACAAACGGAAAGAACATTAGCGGTTTTTAGGGAGTGGGCGTTGGACGTTTGTTGCCAAGTGGGGATGGATAATTAAACCAGAAAAGAGATTCAAATGTTTGGGCAGACTGTGACTCAACTCTACAAAAGGCTTAGAGTTTCTGAGAATGGTTCGATGGAACTCCGTTTGGATTTGGATGGAACAACTTGGGTGGTTTTTAATACGATTACGAAAAAACCACAATTTATTGGTGGCGAGTACGAAGCAACGTCGTATTGGGATAAACTTTATCCAATTAATCCAGTAGAATAATCAATACTTTTGGGATTAGACTAACATACCTAACGTACTCAGTGCTTCGCCTATAAAGCAACCTACTGAGCAACTCAGTTTATAGTACGACCTCCCCAACCCTATCTCTGGCACGAGATTAAAAACCTGTTCGATTCAGGTTATAGGGTTTTCATCGAAATAGTTCGGCGATTTTATTTCCCCAACGGAAAGGTTTTATGAAACATCGTTTTAATAACGGTGATTGTGTAATTGCTGTTATTGGCCAAACTTCGCGTCCGATTATGGGTAGGGTTTACTGGTTTGATAGCCTTCAAAAGAAATTCTTGATCAAGACTGGAGACAATCGGATCTGGTACGCAAGGGATGAAGATGTTTCTGGAATAGAAAGTTTGCCGCCTGTAGTCAAAGCGTCTTTATTGAAGATTCCGATTCAAACGTTTGATATTAAATCCACCCGTGATAAATTTGCCAAAATGGCAGAATCGTTTTCTTCTGTGCTCAGTGGGCGGAAAATGGAAGAACTAGTAAATTTCGCCCTCAGGCTTCATGCAGAATATCTCAATGGGCCGGGTGTTGATGTTAAACAAATCGAGTTTGAGCCAATTAAGACAGCAGAGGAAGAGTTGGATTCAATCGGAAACCGTTAGATCCCAGAGCAGGGATGTAACCGTTGAGTCCCAACAACGCAAAGATCGACGGCAAGGTGGTCTGTATCTATGTCCTTTCGTAGATTATGATCTCCGTACCACTCTATGGAGTCAAATTCATGGGGTGGTTTTTTATTTCTCTAGTTTAGGAGTTTCTATGTCAAAACCATTAGATGAAGAGTATTGGGAAGGGATTAGAGCACCGAATAAAATCCTCCCAATTAACCGCAAAGTTCTATGGAGTATCTGGGCTATAATAACGGCCACTCCATTTGAATTGAGGGAAGAACACTGGGAACATGCCTCCAAAGAGGTAAAGCGTCTGCTTCGCGAGGAATAAACCATGTCATACGAGTTGATTGACCATGTCGAGAGATTACGCAAAGAGGCGAGAGAAAAAGAACGGCAAGAAAGGATTGCGATGGATCGACCAAAACGCCGTAAAGGTCGCCTGAAGATGTTTCGGCCAAATTACGAGTTAGAAACTTTGGCAGAAAACATTCTATCATGGCGGTATGGAATTGTCACCGAACGTAAATCGGAGCAAAACGATGCAAAACACCCTTGAAAAATTTATTCCGCTTCGAGAAAACACACGTTTGATTCAGCGTGCTCAAAGTAGAGCAACCGGGGCGGAAATTCATGGGGTTTGTGGGTTAATGCAGACTTACATTAATTACATCTACCTTCATAATAGGTCTGAGGATGAAGAAGAGAGGAAGGGTTTTTTGAAAAACGCTGACTCTGCTCAAGTAAGATTAGCGGTTTTTGCAGCGACAGGGAAAATCAGTCGATAAGGAGATTGACATGGGTTCTTCGGATTTAATCCGTTGTAGACATTGTGTAGGGGTGGGCTCTATTCCAACGTTTTCAAAGACTTATGCCAAACAATGCGAGATATGCAAGGGTAAGGGAGCTATTGAAAACACCAAGAGGACGTATGAAACGCTTTTTAAAGGGGTTGATTCAGGGAAGGGTGTGATTAATCGACCGGAAGGATTGACGCGTAAAAAACGCCATTTATTGCCACGGTTGATTAAGATAGCGATGGAGCAAGAGGGGTTTTCGGACATTACGTTTGGAACCTCTAGCGATTTTGGTTCAACTCAGCAACACATTGTAGTGGTGCGGGCTGTAAAAGAGGGAATCAATAGGGAATTTATCTATTGGCTATGAGTACATAGCCGACAAAACTATTAAGAGATACAGCCATGCCGGTAAGCGACATTCAAAAGGGCCAAACGTACAAAACGTCCGATGGGCATTATTACGAAAGCTTGGAAAAGGCAATGGATGCTCAGTTCAAAATTGATGTATATCCAAGGCTTCTGAGCTTGAGGCGGACGCTTGACCGTTCAGATCATGGCGACATCGTGGATTTTATAATGTCTAATCTGAATGAGTTACGGGCGATTTTGGATCAAGAGCCAAGTGGCAAAAAGTCGCCGTAAAACCGCTACACATATCTACTTTTCCTTTGGTCTACTCTTTTAGGAGCTTTTCATGTGTCGTTTTTTCTCTGCTATCGTTACTCGTGATGGTCGTATTCTTCATCATCCCATGACAGATTCGCACTCAGAGTTGATTATGCATTTTGAGTTAAAGGAGGGCAGAAACGCTGAAAACTTTATTCGGGTGGAATTCACTCCGAAGGAAGAAAAGGGTGTTTTATTGTACGATCAACCTGATGACTACTCTTTGTCGGTTGATGAACCCAAGACACCGGGGTGGTTTGACGACGAACGCAGAATGAAAACCGTTGATGTTTTGCGTGGAATTATCTGTCGTTTGATTGTGAACGACAGTAGAGATATTTTGTTGGGTGATTTATGGATTTTAGGCTCGATGGCAAAGATTAATGTGGTAAAATCGAGTCGGATTATCTCCATGTCCGGCTCGGCCACTGTCCAGTCCATGTCCGGCTCGGCCACTGTCCAGTCCATGTCC